CCGTGGCCGGGATACGGAAAGTCTGCGAGAAGCTACCCGCTGGGCTGTTCACGTTCTGTACGTCCGAGAACTGAAGGGTGAGGTTGACGGAGACGTCCTCGTACAAGTCCATCTCGTTGCCGTCGAGGAGGAGTCTTAACATCTGATTTCTTGTGCGAGTTCGATATTGAAGGAGACGTCGAAGAGCTGCGACGCAGCGGGCTGGATGGTGTAGCTCCGGCCTTGGATGTTACAGGGGAGCCAGCTACCATCGCCAACCCTGAACATGACGTTCTTCGAACGGAAGGCGTACTGCAAGAGGTCGCGCTCCGAAGCGGTGAAGTACTGGTTCCTCAAGGCGTACTGCTCGCGGGCGGTGACGTGGTAGGGGGTGTCCTGCCTGTCCCATGAGTTGAAGTCAAACGCGGTGGCTCCATACGAGCCCACGGTCTTGCGGTACATTTTGGTTTCGCTGTTCACCGTCTTGAGGTTGCGCCCGTCGAAGCGTAGGTAGTCCCACCCGCCTACGGTGTTCGCCCACGCGAGCTGGACGGGATCGTGCTTGTACGGTCGGCAGTCACGATGGACGATGTACTTGTTGGAGATGTTGCTCGTGAGGCTGTCACGGAATACTATCTCGTAGCTCGTCCAGTCGAGAACCCACGAAGCCCCGAAGAAGCTCTGCACGTTGACAGGCCCGAGGGGGCCCGTGGTGTAGTTGTAATTCACCGTCGCGTTGTCGACTACGCTGTTCAGGGTTTTGGTCGCCGAGCCTCCGGAGTAGTAGAGGGTGTATACCGCGTCCGTGATATCCGAGGGGGAGGTTTGCCAGAGGTCGGGGATAGCGATAGACCAGACCCCTTGGTCTTCGGAAGCCATCGTCGCCTCGATGTCGGTGGAGCTATCCCAGTACCTGTCCGTCAGGAAGCCCTTACTCGTCGACGTGGTGAAGTGGTAGGGAGCCTCGGCGTCCGGCTCGTAGCCTTGAGCGATTTGTACAGCCCCAGCCCATACAGCCACCGTCGCGTTGGTGTCGAGAGACAGCGTCCCACCCCTGTACGTTGACAGGGTGACGTAGTACTCCCGCATCACTCTGTCGTCGCTGGGGAGAGCAAAAGTCAACAGGTAGCTGGTCTCGTGGATGTTCTCACGGTATAAGGACGTATTCGGCGCGTTGAGCCTCCCGTCGATGACGTTGGACAAGTCGAAGTGAGCCACCCCATCCGCGTTGGGTGTGAGGTAGAACTGCCCCAAGTCGACCTGACCCGTAGAGCTACCCGCCGTGACGCGCTCATACACTTGGATGACGTACCTGTCGGGAGTCGACGAGCTGTCCGAACAAGTGAAGATGAGGGGCTGACCCGCGAACTTCGTCGCGTCGTTGGTGGTGGTAGGCGTATGGCTAAAGACTCCGGCCATGTTACTTGAATTTGATTTTGATATTCCCTGTGTCGAAGGTCAGGCTCTTGAGGATGTCGGAGACCACGGCCTCGCCGAACTCCTCGTTGTACTTCGGTACGATGGTCTCCAGAGCTACGATGTAGTAGCGGAGTCCCTCGATACCTTTCTCTTTGATGGAGCGGGCGATGAGGAAGGCAGCGGAGCGTAGACGGCTGGGCGTCTGTTTGATGAACTGCCCGCCCTCGTTGCGTAGCCTCACGGGCTTGACCTTCATCCACTTCAGCACCGCATCCACGGGCGGCTGTTTGGTCGTGTACGAGAACGGTGCCCCGCGCTTCTTCCTCGTGCCGTTGACGCCCCAATGGATGAAAGGGGCGGACGGGTTGGGAGAGCCGAAGAGCACCTGCCCCTTGGAGATGGAGTACGTCAGGGACTTCTGAAGGGAACGCGAGGCCACGCCATAGGAGGTGTTCTTGCCTATCCTACGGGAGCCCAGCTCGCGCTTGGCCGCGTTGTTAACGTCGTCGGCGAAGCGGTCGAGTACCTTCTGAAATTCCTTCAGCTCCATTTACTTCTTTGGTGGCTTGCTACGTCCGATGAGGATAGCCTGCACGATGCGACTCAAGAGGTCTACCCAGTTGTCGTCTTCCTCGCTTTCGGTGAGAGCGGAGATAGTACCAAGGAGGGTGATGACGGCGAGCAGGAGCTCCGGCCAGTTGTCTTGAATAAAGTCCATTTTATTTGGGGTTTTCTAGTTGGTTCACTTTGTCCTGTAGGGTCTCAATCTCGGAGAGCCTGTCGTTCACGAAGTCCACGAGGCGCTGGAACATAGCTAGCTGTTCCTCGCCTACGGTGCAAGCCTTCTCCTCGTCGGTCAGTTCGAATGGGTTACGCATGGTTCACGGTGATGGTTAGGCTCTGGGGTTCTACGGTGATCGTGCCGGGGTTGGCTACGATGAGCAGTTGCACTTGTGCGGAGTTGGCTAGTTGCCAGAAGCTCACTGCGCCCGCCGTACTCGTTACGGTGTAGGTCTGCGTCGTGCCGTCGCCTACGATGGTGGCGGGGGTGTAGGTGGGAGCGGTGTAGTATCCCACCGTGCTCGCGATAGCCATCTGTCCTACCGCCCCGGCGGGGGCTGTGATGTCCATCGTCACGCTTACGGAGATGGTGCTATCTAGCGAGAGGGGAGCCCCGAGTATCTGCGTCGCCCCGCTGTTCCATCCCATGTTCCATCCAGCCCGAAGGTCTTGGTCGATGGTCAGCGTCCCGGCGAGGATGTTCCCCCAAGTGGGGTAGAAGATACCCGTCGAGCCGATGGCTACGGAGTTCGTTGAGTTCGTCGTCCATGTCGATACCTGCCCCTCGCTTGTGGGGTAGCCTTCTCGGTACTCTTCCCCTGCTGCGTCGTAGACGAGGGTAGCTCCATCCACGCTTGGGTTGAGTGGAAGGGCGAAGTCGCTCGCCCGGGTGTTCGTGGCCGTGCCCTGGAAGACACTCCCGGGCTTGATGTTGGGGACGTCGTTCGTCCGTCCAATACAGGAAACCTTCAAGCCTTGGCAGAGGGTGCCGTTGGTCTTGAGTACGATACCCACGTTCTGGATGAGGTCGATACCTGTGGGCTTTGTTTTCGTTAGCCCTCCACCGCTTGCGACGTAGAGGACGTCATTCTCTTGCAGTCCTGTGAAGCCTGAAAGGTTCGTGTTGTACGTTCCAACCATGATGGCGTCGCCGTCCTTGCCATTGCCCGTGGCGGTGAGCTGGGTCTCGGCGATGCCGATAGCTGGCATCTTGTCGGGGTCGCTAGCGTCGGCGATGCCCACGAGGATGCGCTCGCTTCCTCCAATCTCACCACGCGAGTATAGGGGCGTTCCCGCTGCGATGGTTGCCCCCTCGTCGTTCCTCACGGGGAAGGTAATCTTCTCGGCTGCATCTGCGTCGCCTCCGAAGGTTAGGGTTATCTCCCCCTCTCCGTCGTCGGTGAGGGAGCCGTTGGGTACGTTGATGGTAGCCACCGAGAGGACGTCAGGCGAGCCGTCAAGCTCACGCACCCTCAAGAGCCCACGAGCCTTGAACGAAGGGTACCCACTGCCTTCGGGCTCCACTCCCGTCAGGGGAGCGTTGCACGAGTCGTAGGTGTAGGGGACGACGATAGACAAGTCGAGCAGACACCCAGCAAGGGCGTTGCTCTTCTCCTCTTCGAGGGGGGTAACTGACGCGCTGGTGAGCTCGTAGTCGTACCCGAACTGGAAGATGTTACCTCCGTTCTGGATGTCGGCTAGGATGTCCTCGGCTACCTGTTCGGCATTCGAGATGCTCTCCTTCTGGTATTGGGTCTTGTCGGCCTCCGAAGGGGGGACGGACAGGATATAGACTTCGAGGTTGTACGTCTTGGCCTTGGGGCTGTTGTAGTCGCCTCCGGTGTACACGAGGTGGAGCAGGGGGTACTGCTCGAACTTCTCAAGGTCGACGTCAGCGGGCGAGCCGTAGCTGAACGTCTGGATGAAGAAGTGGTTGTCGCAGAACTCCTGAAACTTCGTGACGATGTTGTTGAACGTAATCATGCTCGGGCTTGCTTCATTTGTTTCTCACGGTGGTAGTTGAGGTCTTGGAGAAAGGAGAGGTGAGTAAAGACCGAACCCACCGGCAGGGCTGTGACTGCTTCCATCTGAAGTACGTCCTCGTTAGCCAGGGTATAGAGCGCGACGTACCACCCCCACTTCTCCCCAAGTTCAGAAGTGCCACCGCCTGACTCGCCAAAGATTTGCGCATAGTGCTCAGCAGTTTGCGTTCGGTAGTCCAAAAAAAAAGCAGGGCACCTGCCACGAGGGGGGCAGGCATATCCTTGAAGACGTCGGCGTCCTCCTTGGCGGTGTACTTCTCAATCGAGTATCTGTCGCCCCACTTCCTGTCGACGGGTCGGTACAGTACGCTCATGGCCTTGTGTGCCGTCTTCCAGAAGTCTTGGGTGTACACCTCCATATCAATCCACTCCCCGGCGGTGAACTCCTCCCAGTTGGGGATGAAGCCGTACGTCGTGCCCTTGAGGTCGAACGTCTCTTTGAAGTTGGTGACCTCCTTCTTGAGTAGCTCGGTGAGGTGCTCGTCGGCTTTCATGATGAGAGGCTGGGGCATCTCGCGGAGCTTGGACACACCGAGACCCGTCACGGCGTCGATACGCCTGATGGGGTCGGTCTCCGTCTCTAGGGCTTGGAGGTGCCGTAGCTTGAGGTCTGAAAATTTGGCGGGCAAGCGGAGCTCCATATCTATATAAGGTTGAAGGGGTGAATATCTCAAGTCAGCCGAGGGTGTACCTTCCGTAGTTGGGGTTGGTCTGGTTCCAAGTGATGGCATAGCGCGAGGCGTCCACGAAGTGGTTGAAGGCATCGACGGGCTCGTTCAGTTGCCGTCCGTTCTTGTCCTCCTTGTACTTGTAGTTGCGGAGCTCTTTGATGCCGTTCACGCTCCGCTCTGTGATGAGCAGGGGGCGCGAGCGTAGGAAGTCGATACCACTCCTCACAGAGTCCTGACCCTTCCGGGCGGGGTGTATGTTCAGGCCGTGGCCGTGTATCTCGTCGATGGACTTGGGCTCGGCAGAGTCGGCCACAATCATGGCCTTCCCTATCTCTGCGTCTCGGAGGGTCTGGGCTATGGCTGCGTTGGTGAGCCCGGTGGCGTAGCACACCTCGTCAAGACAGAAGCCGTGGCCGTCGGTGTACACCTTGACGATGGCGGTGGGGTCGTTGGTATATCCGAAGTCGAGTCCGAGGTTCATGAGCTTCCACCCGTCGGGAACTTGGGGTACTGCTTTCCAATGCGTGAGAATAGTGGAGCGGGAGACGCCACGCTCCCCGAGGCCGTAGACCCTCCAGTAGTCGGGGTCGGCTTCTTGTAGTCGCTCAATCTCTTGAACGGTGGACGCGGAGAGGAAGGGGTTGTCTCGGTAGGTTGTTTGGAAGAACTCATGGTCATCGCGTGTTAGGACGTGGTCATATATCCAATGGAACTCGTCGGAAGGGTTGTAGTCGATGATGGCCTTGCCGGTGGTGCGGAGCATGAGCTGACGCCAATCCTCGAGGCTTATCTCGTTGGCCTCGTTCACGAAGAGGATGTCGCGTTTCCTACCCCTCACCTTCTGTGGCTGGTCAACGGAGATGAACTCCACGAGGTTGCCGAAGAGGATGTAGGTCGCCTCGCTCTTGTTGTGGAGGTCGACGTTGTAGATGTCCTCCCTTTCAAGTATCTCAAAGAAGTCCCTCATGACCGAGGCACGGATGGCGGGGAAGGTCTTGCGGGCGATGGTTATCACTGCCCCGCTGTTCTCGTTGCGGTGGCACAGCTCGACGAGGGCGGTGAGGATAGAGTAGGTCTTCCCCGAGCGCGTCCCGCCTTGGTGTACCTGTACCTTGGCCGGGCTGTTCTTGACGTGGTAGTATGTGGCGGGCTGTCTCAACTCACGGTCGAGTCGTCAGATACGAACCAGCTCAAAGGCTTCTTCTCGGCAACCTCAATCTCTTGACGCTCGACGTACCCCCTGCCCTTGCCTTTGGTCTTCAGGAGGAAGATGGTGGCGGCGGGGTTGCCCTGGGCGATGAGCTTGTGGAGGTGGTGTTCGGCGAAGTCGAGGACTACCTCGGGGAGGTTGTCGCACGCCTCCTTGTAGGATGGGTCGTCCTTGAGCCAGTTGTAGTGGGTCTGCCTTGAGATACCCACGGACTCACATGCCATCTTCACCACGCCCAAGGCTTTGGTGAGGGCTTCAATCATTGCCAGCTTTTTTGGGTCTTTGATGTCCAACTCTGTCAAGGGATCATCTTGTCGCAGTGCTTGCATTGCTTTGGTTCTTTGGGTTCGTCTTCTGGTTCCGAGCTGAAGGGGATGTCTAGACCCCAGCTCTGGAGTTCTTCGGCTTCCCATTCGTTGGCGAGCATATCCCAGTCCCACTCCCCTGCGTTCAGGTTGTCTTTTATCATGACCCTCTTCTGCTTCTCCTCCGGCCAGTCAACCATGATAACGTGGACGTGGCTCCATCCTAGCCTCTTGACGGCTCGTAGGCGTTGGTTCCCTGCGATGACTTCGAGTTGCTGGTTCACGATGAGGGGGCGTGCCTGCATGAGCTCTGGGTCTTCTTGGATGGAGCGTACGAGCTCGGCCATCTTACCCGTCCGAATGGCGCGGGGGTTACTCGGACTCGTCTTCAGTCTGTTGGTCGCGATACGCGTCGGCTGCGGTGAGGACATTGCGGAGGGTTTCTCGGATGTGATAATCTGATACGGCGAGGTTGAGGAGTATCTCCCAGCTCTCGGTACGTTGGTAGAAGGCTCCGAAGTCTGCCGTCTCCCCGTGGTGCTTCATGGTGAACACGAGGAAGTCGTCGGACTCGTTGAGCATTCGTTTGACTTTGCGGAGGGTCATGCGTTTTGGAATTCGTAGTATCTGGCACGGAACGACCTGTCGTAGTCGATGAGGTGTTCGGCTTGGCGGGAGCCGTAGAGGGCGGTGGCGTGATCGCGTCCACCGAGGAACTGACCTATCTCGGAGTACGTCCACTTGCTATCGCGGAGGTGCTTCATCATAATCTGACGAGCCTCTACGACGTCGCGGTGGCGGTCTTTGCTTACGACCTTGCTCCACTGGTAGCCCCACCTCTCCGCTGCCCGGTGGCACTTCCTGATGGCTGCCTCCCGTCCGAAGGTGCGGGGTCTGTCGATAGCCCCTACCATGAGCCAGAGGTTCTGGCTTACTCCTTCTCTTTCCACTGTCTTGCGCATACGGCTATTCTTTGTCTTTCGTTGGGGTATTCTTGGGCCATGGTCTCGTCGGCCATGCAGCGGGAGAGGAACCCCGCCATGTTCTCCTCTGGGTTCGGTTTAGGTATCGGCATTGTCGACGATTTTTTGGAGCTCCTTCAGGAGGTTGCGGTTGCACGGTGCACACCCGCCCGCCTTCTTGGTGGGGCTCAAGTACTTCTGGGTGAGGTAGGTCAGCTCCGAGGCGGTGCGGTGGGCGTTGTCCCTGTCGAGGAACTCCTTGATCCGTTGCACGTCCTCGGGCTTGATGTATGCCTCCCACTTCCCAATTGGGCAGGAGGCAGTCTTGAGTCTGGTCTTGGTGGGCATGTGGCATCCACACAGGGGGGAGTCGGTGAACGCTTCCTTCACGAGGTCGCCACAGCTCTTGGTCTGGTTGACGTAGTGCTCGCAACCCTGGCAGACGGCCAGCCTATCTGCTCTCTTTTGCGCGGAGACGAATAACATGACGTAGCTTTTTCTTGGACTGACTGATGGACTCGTATAGGACGGAGCGGTTGATACCTGACTCCCGCGAGAGTTCGGTCATGCTCCAGCCCTCAAGGTACAACTCGAGCACCGTTCTATCAAACCAACGCAGGTGGTTGGCCATGATAAGTGCCTCCTCTTTGCGTATGGCTTCGCGTATGTCGTAATCGGAAACCAAAGTTTTTTCGGGTGCGTCGCCTCGGGCGTAGAGTTTACGGAAGTCCCCTTGTGCGAGTTTCCACAGGGCGGTGTGAATATATCCTCCGAAGTTGTCCGCTATCCTTTGGTTGCGTTGCAGGGCTCGGTGGACGGAGAGGTAGGTCTCGTGGATGAGGTCGTAGGCGTCAGGGTGGAGGGCTTTCGCTGTCCGTAGGAGCTCGTCGTAGTGCTCCGTGAACCAGAGGTCAAAGTCCCTTCGTGCTTCGGAGCTCATCGACGAGTCTCTTGTAGTGGTAGTACATCTGCTCGAGTTCGGCGTGGGTGAACTTGCGCGTTTGCTTCGAGGCTATATGGAGAGCCTCCGCCGTCCCCTCCCCGTGTTCTTGGTCGAGGTGCTGGGCGAAGAGGTACTGCTCTCCCGACCGGAAGCCGTTGCAGCGTTTGCACTGGAACTGGACGTTCTTCTCGTCCCACCGTGTGCTCATGCAAGCCCGGCTCATGAAGTGGCCGGCATCAACTTCCGACCAGTGCCTCACGGCTCCACAGGTGTAGCACTCACCCATCCCCCGGTGGTCGGTCGCTCGGAGCCTCACGAATTGAGAGAACATCGTGTCCACCTTCTTCACCATCGCGCTGCGGTTCGGTGTACGGGATCGCTTTCCACCTCCCCCTCTCGTCGGTGGGGACGCTTTTGATGGCTTTGGCTTTCTGGAGTTCTTCCTTCTTGGCTTGTCGTTGCTGTTCATATTTGGCGTAGAGTGCTTGGAGTTGGTCGTCGGAGAGGGTGTCGGGCGTGGCCTTCTTGAGTTGCTTCCAATTGGACTCTCGTACCTCGGCTCGCTCCCCTTCGTACTGTCGAAAGATAGCCACGAGCTCGGGAAGTTTGAGGCGCTCATACTGGACGGGGTACTCGCCTGTCTTCAGGCGGTGGCAAATGATGTGCCACTCCTCGAGCTTCATGGCGGGGAACTCGTCGCGGAGGTAGTGTACAGCGTCGAGGAGGTCGCGGTCAGCTTTGATAGTCTTGGAACACTCAAGGTAGTTGAGGGTGTCCTTGAGCAGGATCAGGAGGGTGGCCTCGGTGCGGGCTGGGTTGAGGCGAAAGGAGGCCAGGACGTTGGTTCCTTCAGCCCAAGCTCTCGCCGGAGTCATTGGCGAGCTTTCGGAGATGCGCTTCAATGAGAGAGCCATCTGCGACTCCACGGCTTGTAGATTTTTCATTTCGTTTGAATTGGTGTGAGCGTCTTATCCAGCCACGCGCGGCGGCCTTCCAGTCTTTGATAGGTTTGTTTCTGCCTTGTGTCCATCCGTTGGCTTCGTAGTAGTCAAAGAAAGCCATTCCCTCCGACTCGTCCGCGCCAACTTCGTTGAATGCTTCCAAGACTTCATCCAAATCCTTCGGCTTATTTTTCGTTCGCTTCTTCTCTATAGTAGGTTCTATGGTATCCTCTATAGTATGTTCTATAGTATGCGGTCCATTTGTCCCAACTTTTGTTCCAATTGTCCCAACTAGATGTTCCATCTGTCCCAAGTTTTGTTCCATTTGGAACTTGTTCCTATTGGAACTTGTTCCATTTGGCACAAGTTTTCGGGACTGTCCGTAGCCCTTCACCGTGAGGTGTCCGGTCTCCTTCAATTTTCGGATGGCCTTCCGGATGTACGAAGGGGTAACGGTCATGTATTCGGCCAGACGGTTGTCCCCTGCCCAGCATACCCCATCCTTCTTGGCCAGTGCCATGATCTTACCCATGAAGCAGCGTTCGAATAGGGATAGGCTGGTGTCGTTCCACACCTCGTCAGGAATGTAGATGCACATTAGCTCCTTGATTTCTCGTACCATTGGATGAGCTCACGGACAAATTCGGCGTCGCTCCGATATTCACGGGCTTGCTCTCGAACGAAGTGACGCTCCTCTGGTGAGAGGCGTATGGTCATCACCTCGGTCAAACGAGTTCTTGGATGTTTCATAGGTCTAATGTAATCAAAAGAAAACGGATAAACAAAAAAAAGGGGAGGGGATTAAACCTCCCCCCGTCTAATTGGTTCCAACTCCGTGAGCTCGTACTCCCGGAACATGACCTCACCCATGAGCTGGGTGAAGGTCGTGTCCTTGTATCGGATAATCTCGGGAGCGTGGCGAAGGATGCCTCTCGGGTTCTTCTTGATCCAGTTCTGAACGGTGGCCGTAGTCACCCCCAGCTCTTCGGCGCACGCTTTCTGTGAGCCGTACAGGGTTTTCAAATATGATTTCATCGTTCAATTTTTATAAGCCCCCAGAAGAGAGAGAGGGTCGTGTGTTTCTTGTTTCTCTTGTCGAACGTTATTCTCAGCTTGAGCACGTTCGAAGGCTTGAGCCTCTGCATCCAGTTGGGCAAAGAATTCATTAGGGTCGAAGATTTTGTGGAACAGTTGGGGCTCGGCTGTCATGTGGGTGAACCACTCCTTCCCGTCCCAATTGCCTACGTCGTAGATGTACTTGGAGCCCATCTGCCAAGCGCATAGGTACCACCCCTCCTTGAGGGGGATACCTTCGTACCAGTAGAAGGGGTTCATGGCTGCACCTCTTTTTTGATGAGGTCACGAGCTTGGAGGGCGATGCGTGCCAGGTGAAGTACGCGCTGGTCGTAGCTATCGTCATAAGCCCCAGCCGAAGCCATGGCACAACCGACAGCCCACGAAGCGATGATGCCCTTCGTCGTGTCGTCATTGCCTCCACTCTTGCCTGTAAACCCCCCGGAGAAGCCGGGCTTGTCCAGCTTGAGGCGTGGCCCCCACTTGGTTGCCTGGTGTTCCTTGACTACTACCTCGTCGCCTACGCTCCACTTGTCAGGAGAGAGGGCGTTGACCTCGCCGATCTGTCCGTTCTCAAGGATGCAGTCGAACTTGTAGAAGGTCTTCCCGTTGCTCTCGAAAGAACCCTGCGGGGTCAGGTTTTGGATTTTGGTCTGTTCCATGGTTTTATGTTTTTGGATTAGGTTATCTGCTTCTATGCAAAGGGTGTCGAATGCGTCGCGCATTCCGAAGGGGTCGACGGCGTCTTGGCAAAGGTGTTCTTGTTTCATCTTTCTCAAAGGTTGCACACCTTCTGAATGAAGGCGCTGATTTGTTTCTGTGAGGGGTTCTTGACTTCCGAGAACGGGGTCTTCGGTTGGTAGTCCCACAGGTACTCGATGACGTCAAGCATCTCTCCGTTACTCATGTCAACGGGAAGGGCGCAGTGGAACTCGTGCTTGGTCTGTTCATCCCATAGGGCAGACTCTACCAAGTCCTCTATCTTTTGTGAGAGCTGGCCGTTGTAGAGCTCGTCGGGATAGCGAGCTGCGAGGTAGCGTGACTCGTCGGCTTCGTTGTCTTCGTTGGTTGGAGACCAACTGACGTGGAGCATATCGTCGTTCATTGGTTCTGGATTGATTTCTTGAAGGCGTCCCAGAGGGCGTCGAACTTACGCTTGAAGTTGTCCGCGTCGCGGGCTACCTCTTGGCGGGTGAAGTTGGCCGTCCAGTCGTTGAACGACTCGGCGGGCTGGTCAGGGTAGACCGTGTGGGAGACTCCGTTAGGCTTCAGCATTTTGCAATTCTTCAAGGATGAGACGGAAGGAGGCGCGAGCCACGCCAACGGCGAAGGCGGGGGTGAGCTTGTCCTCGTCGCGGAGGAACTCCTCACAAAGTCGTTGGATTCTTTTCTTGTCCATGGTGTGTGTTTGATGTTTGAACTTGGGGGCAAGGTAAAACAAAGTTCTATTTAAAACCAAATTTTTTTGCAAAAAAAGAAACCCCCTGACGTTTCAGAGGGCTTCCAGCGATCAAACAAAAATCTACTTCCTTTCGAAAAAGGACACACACAGGGGAGTGATACCTACCAGACAGAGCACAATCCCCGGCCAAGATAACCCGTTCTCGTGTATCTGCCAAAGAGCCTCAAGGATAATCGCCCCGCCTATCGTTCGCTTCGCTGACCACCTACGGAGGTCTCCCTTCTCCTTGAAGATTTGAGAGACGTCTAGGGCCATAGCCATGGCGAGCCATGGGTTCACCTTCTTGTCCACCTGTTCGTTCTCTATACGGCTTCTCTTACGCTCCATAGGTACTTGTCGCTTCTCTCTTGTAGGGTAGCCCACCATCCCCCCAGTCGAGGGGTGGCGAAGTTCTTTTCGGTAGCCCACCCCGCGTACCTGTCCCCGAGCTTCTTGTAGCTTCCTAGCCGTAGGTGGTGGACGGTCTTCTGCTCGAGGTTCATCTTCTGGTTGATTCGGTCGATGGTCACGGGGAGGTGCCACTTCTGGTGGTCGTGTCCGCGAAGGATGAGGTCGGCGTCTGGAAAATCTTTCTGGTCGATGTCCGCCCCAAGGATTCCCTTGGAACGCTTCGCCCCTCCTCCATACCCGTGATGGTAGTGGACGTTGAAGCGTTGGCTACTTGAGCCGTTCCTGCTAGCCGTGACGCAGAGCCACCCCGCATAGCCTCCTACCTCGACGTGTCCGCCGTGCGAGTTGATGATTTGAGCCACGCGGTCGATGGGAGATACCATCATGCGCTTCTCGATGTTCGTCTCGTGGTTGCCCTTGGAGATGAACTTGATGACGTCCGCGTACTTGGCGAGCTTCTCGCCTACGTCTTGGATAACCTCGTCGACGTAGACGCACGACTTGTACTCTGGCCGGAGCTCGGAGTAGTTGCCCCGTGGGTCGAAGCGTCCCTGCATAAGGTCGAACAAGTCGCCAAAAATGAAGACCCCCGCACCCAGCTCCCGAGCTTCTTCGAGGTGGCGGTGCAGGAGTTCGCGGTCGCACTTCATCGCGTCGTAGTGGATGTCCGAGATGAAGAGGAAGTGTCGCTTGTCGCCTCTCTTCTCGAACTGGGTGTCCACTTGGTGGACGGTGCGCGACTTTCTCAATAAGTCCATATGCAGTTGGGTGTTTTGTTGGGATCCATATCGACGTGGATAAAGGTCTTTCCCAAGCCAATGCGATGGAACCCGGCGTCGAGGAGAGCCTCGACCATGAGGAACCTACGCTGTGAGTTGGGTACGGCGATGTCTACCGCCCAGCCCAAGAGGTGGGAGCTATTAGGCGACGCCGCGTAGCCCCGCTCGATGAGGCTTCGATTGTGCTCGATAGTCCGAAAGCCACTCGTCACCACCATCGGATACCCATATATGTCTCTTGCGATGTCGAGGGCTTGGATGACCTCGTGTTCCATGAGCTCCCCGGAGCCTGGGCGGTCGGGGCTGTCGAACTCTGATAGCTTGAAGTACTTGTACATCTCACAGTCCTTTCTTAGCCAGAAGAATCTTGAGCTCGTGGATACCTTCCACGCACTCCTTGAGCATCGTCTTGAGTTCCGATTGGTCATTCTCTAGGCGGTAGACCCTGCCCTTCAGCTTGGCTACTTCGCTATTCAAGGATACCCAAACCCCGACCACGCCCACGAGGGCAGGTATCAAAGTTGTTAACGCGTCAATGTTCATTGCTTGTATAGTTTGGTCACGCCCTCCGGAGAGGCTACGATATAGAAACCCGTCGGGAGGTTGTCGAGTGGTCGGTAGACTCGACGTCCGGACAGGTCGAATATCTGCTCCTCGATAGGCAGAGAGCGCAGTGGTAGATTGTCAAGGGAGGGGCATGGCAAGCCCCATACATTCAAGAGGGTGAGAAGGTCGTTTACATCTGTGGCTCCGTCGCCGTTGAGGTCGTACTGGCAGGATGCGGTACAGCCGTAGTCGGTAAGGAAGAGCAGGAGGTCGCCGTTCCCTACGTTGCCGTTGCCATCTAGATCAAAGGGGCAGTCGTTAGTCTCCAGACAGAACTCTATCGTGAGCTCGCTCCAGTCGCCCTCGATGTCCACGGGGACGTCCACCCCGTCGACGGTCATAACTACGTCCCCTCCATACGGCATCCCGTCCCCTCCCGCGTCGTAGAGCGTGAGGGTGTAGCACCCAGAGAACAGGCAAGCGTCGTAGCTGTAGGTGTTTATCCCGGCGGGGTAGTTGGGCGACTCGAGGTAGACCCCCTCCCCTTCGAGAACCCACGACACCTCCGAGGCAAAGAACCCCGTGGTGAAGTCCATAGCCCACAGCGATCCCGCCTCGTAGTCCACGAAGCCTAGGTACTGGTTGTTGTCTTCGTACTCGTCGCCTTCCGTGATTACTGAAACCCAGAACACCCCGTCGAGGGGGATGTTCTCAAAGGGTACTTGTACGGTCTCCCCCGGCTCGATGTCGTAGACGTCCTCGGTGTAGTAGATGCCATCCGACCCGACGACGACGGACGCGCTACCTACGGGGAGGTTGCCTAGGTTGGAGACGCTGGCCGCGATGTTTTGAGTTTGTTGGCAGAACGGCGAACGGTAGTCGACGTCAACAAGGGCGAGGTCAGTATCGACAGGGATGAGGCACGAGGGAGCCGTCAGCAGTTGAGCCCGTGAGGAAGCGATATAGGCGTGCATCTTCTCCGCCTGTCCTTCGGTGTAGGAGTCGCGGCAGAGGTCGCCCGTATAGTCCATGTAGTTCTCGACCATAGCACCGACGCACGCGGGGGAGTTGCAGAAGTAGTTGGTCGTAGTCACCGGGGTGTCGCAGACCCCATCGCCTTGCGTCTGGCAGTTGCTCTCGGGGATGCACGACGTCGTATTCAGGAACGTATGTTGAAGGCTCAAGTAGTGACCGAGCTCATGGGTCAGCGTCTTGCCTTGGATGTAGTCCGTTATCTGTACGCGCGAGGCTAGGACGACCACCCCGTCAAGGCAGTTGCCTGTCGCCCCGGTGTAGGCGTAGCCCGTCGTCCCTGTCCCTCCATTGATTTGCGGGACGATGTACACGTTGACGTACTCGTCGACGTCCCAGCACGCGATACTTTTGACCTGTAGGTCTGACGCTCCGTCGGACACCGAAGACACCGCGATGCCGTCGGCTACGAAAGCGGGGATGTCCGAGAGGTCGTGGCGTGTGATGCCACTCGTCGGGCTCCCGTCGGGGGCTCGCCTAGCTAGGCAGAAGTCTATCTTCGTATCTACCCCTATCCCGTCGCCCGTGCTCCCCGGCACTTTGCGGAAGTGGTCGTTCACCGCATCCAGCGTAGCGAGGATTCTCTCGTCGGTGATGTTCGCCCCTACCCCTACGTCCTCACCCGTGTGCATGACGTGGAAGACGATAGGCAAGGTCTTCTCCGTCTCTGCTGAAAGGTCTACCTTGAAGGCGGGCAGACCCATGGCCTTTGGTTCAAGGCTTACGCACTCTTGCGCTTGGAGGTTTAGCCATAGGAGGGAGAGCGTTAGGAGTAGGGCGTTTCTCATGGAGCCACTTCTTTAGAAGGGTTATATTCTCTTTTCTCGTATTCATCCAAAGAGGTAGCGGGCGAGGTCGGGATCCATCTGGTCGTGGCCTGTCGAGATGGTCAGTCCGTTCTGGTAGTACACCGTCTTCTGTGGGAGCATATCGTTCTCGCTGTTCGATGAGTATTCAGGGAACAGGCCGGAGTTGTTGCATAGGTACTCGACCATCCGTGTCGTGTAGAACTGGGCGTTCTGCCGTGCGTTCTCAATCTCTCGGTGCAGGTCGCTGTCTGAGATAGGAGCCGTGGCGTCGGAGGTGCGGATGACGAGCCCCCCGTTGTCGAGCTTGACGTATAGGTTGGGGATGAGTTCGAGCATAGCCCACCACACCGTAGCCTTCCGGACGTAGTTGTCGAGGAGGGTAGCGTAGTTGCCCGTCACCGTCCCCGCCTGAATGTCGGCCTTGAGCTTGTTCAGGAGGTCGGTACCGAGGTACTGCTGTAGGTATTTGTCTTGTGCCAAAATGATGGCCGGAGCCATGACCCTATCTTCCACGCTCCCGTTGAGTTGCGTGAGGCGTTTCATGTAGTCAGGGTTGACAAAGAGAACTTCTGCTGTGAGTGCCATTTACTTTGGGGTTGTCCAGGTTTTGGGTTCGATGAATCCACGGTTCGCCATGTCGCGGGGACGCTTGGCTACCTTGGGGTCGTTCTGTTCGAGGGGGGCGAGACCGGCCTCGCGAATGATAGCCCGCGCTTGGTTGACGGAGATACGCTTGTTGTCCTTCTTGAGGAACGTCCGACGCTCCCAGAAGTGCTGGCACGAACCCCCGCCCTTGTAGAGGAAGAGGTCGTAGGTGCTAGCCCCGTTCGGCCCCCATCCGGGGTTGGCGTTCGAGGCGGCCTCGATGTCCTCCTTCTTCCATACGCGGTTGCCCGCTCCCACCATCTTCTTGCAGAAGTCGCGCGACTCGTAGGTAGCCGTGCCTTGGCTTCCCGTCACCTTGGGCATATAGGCGTAGCGTACTTTGATGAGGTCGTTGTCTTGGTCGCTCACGTCGGGTGAACCATACGAGGGGACAGAGGCGAACGTCCACATAGCATCCTGTTGGGCTTCGGTGTCGTAGTCCACCTTGCGGGCGTCGATGAGTTCCCACTCGTCCTCGTCCACTTCCTCCCCCATCTCGATGAGGTAGTCGGAGGCGAGAGTCAAGTCCACCACTTCCGACGATAGCTCCTCGACGGGAGGCGTAGGCTGTGGCCCTGCGAAGAGTCCCTCGGCTGTAGCCCTGTCGAAGCCAAGCATAGCCACAAGGAGCTGCACCGCTTGAGGGCCGGTGAGCTCGTTGGTAGCCACCTTCGAAATGATGTCCACCGCGCTGGAGATTTGGATACCGGTATACGATACCTCGACGTTGGCTTCCTCCGCTTCCGGAGTGTACAGCGTCACCGTGGTCGGCGTGCCGGCTGCGTTGAATACAGACTGAAGGGAGCGGGTAACGATGAGCTGGTAGGGCTCGATGACTTCAGACTTGAAAATCTCCTCCGCTGTCTTGAGCTCCAGACCGCCACCCAGCTTACCCGGAGCCATGACCCCGAACATCATGGGAGAGGTCACGCGGTGGCCTACCATGATCTTGGCTACGACCTCCTCACTCAAGAACTGATATTGCTTGTCCGCGTCGGAGAGGGGGAACGCCTCGAAGCTAGGCTTCCTGTCGGGCTGGTCGCTGAAGGTCATGATGAACTTACCCGCGTTCCGTGCTCCGGAGAGCTGACGCTCCACCTCGTTGCGAATCTTCCGACGCTCTTCAGCCGACGGCGTTCCGTTAGACCACGCCAGGTGGAAGCTCGGCGCCATGCCGTTTAAGATATTGGCAATGTGATACTTACCTATCTCCTTGTCGAGTTCGATATAATCCACCGACCCGATGTAGTCGGGCTTGGGGTAGTAGTACGAGCCGGGAGAGAAAGGCTTGACGTACAAGATTTGGACGGGGTGCTCTACCGCATCGTCAGGAGAGAACGCCCGCACGAGCTCTGGCTCGCACCTCTTGTCGCTCCAGTCCTTTGAGTAGTAGTAGAACTCCACGTTCTCGTCCTCGTCAACCTCCGCGCTTCTGATATTCTCAAAGGGGCAGTGGCGTACCTTGGAGATGGTCGTGCGGTCGATAGAGTAGACGACCTCTAGAGCGAAGCCTCCCTGAATCTTCAGGTCGAGGCAAGCCTTCCGCACCTCGTCGTCTAGACCCCACTCCTGAATCTTGAGCCTAGCGTCGAGGCTGTCGGCCTGTACGCCGTCCCCGAAGATCATGTAGGCGATAGAAGTACACAGGGCATTGTGCGTCGCGCTCGACTTGTACAGGTCGATGAGGTATTGAGGGAACAGGTTGTCGTCCCCGTACTTCACATACCCGTCTTTTGAGGGTGCTTCGGCGTAGCTCCGCTCCTCGTATTCTTTGAGTTTGATAAGTTCCATATTACTCGTAATATATGATGTTGTCGGGGACTGTCGGGTTGTCGAAGT